GAAAAGGTGCAATGGGTTTAATTAAGAAAAAATAATTATGAGAAAAAAATTTAATCTTGGTGGTAAAGTTATAAAAGCTAAAGATGGGTTATACGCAAATATTCATGCTAAAAGAGAAAGAATAGCGTCAGGTTCAGGAGAAACAATGAGAAAACCTGGAAGTAAAGGAGCACCAACAGCAGCAAATTTTAAGAGGGCAGCAAAAACAGCTAAAAAACCATAATGCCTTTTAAATCCGCTAAACAAAGAGCATATCTATATGCTAATGAGCCTGAAGTGGCTAAAAGTTGGGCTAAAAAACACGGTAATAAAATACAAGCTAAAGACGGTAAAAACTTATCTCAATCAAGAAAAAATTCTAAAAATCCAAAAGGAGTAGCTAATGGATGTGGAATGGTAATGGAAGATAGAAGAAAAGAAACTACTTATGGCTAGTCCTGCTTGGCAAAGAAAAGAAGGTAAAAGTGAATCAGGAGGTTTAAATAAAAAAGGTGTTGCTTCTTATCGCAAAGCTAATCCTGGATCTAAATTAAAAACAGCAGTTACTACAAAACCCTCAAAGTTGAAAAAAGGTTCAAAAGCTGCTAAAAGACGTAAATCATTCTGTGCAAGAATGGAAGGTATGAAAAAAAGAAGAACAAGTTCAAAGACTGCAAAAGATCCTAATTCGAGGATAAATAAATCATTAAGGAAATGGAATTGTTAATATGAGTACATTAGCTGAAAGAGTTATGGAACATGAAGGTTTTCGTAACAAAATTTATAAAGATACTCTTGGATTCGCTACTATCGGGTTCGGTCATAAAGTAACCGATGCTGATCATTTTGAAGAAGGGGTAGAATATTCACGAGAAGAATTAGAAAAAGTATTTCACCAAGATTTAGAACATGCTCAATTGTTATGCGAAAAAATGTTTATGTGTGATTTAAGTTATGATCCTCCTGAATTATTAAGGGACATATATACAGAAATGATTTTTCAACTTGGCCCTGGTGGGGTAGCCAAGTTTAAAAAAACTTTTGATTATGTTAAAATGAAAAAATTTAAAGAGGCAAGTATTGAGATGTTGGATTCGAGATGGAATAAACAGACTCCCAACAGAGCAAAAGCCATGAGTGATTTAATGGCTACAGTAGAAGCATGAAGTTGCCTGGAAAAAGATTTGGTCCTCCTCCATTAAGAGGTCCTTTACCACAAGGTTTAAAATATAAACCTTTAAAAGTTACAAAGATAAAAATATCAGACGATTTTCCTAGTTTTAAGAACGGAGGATTATCAAACAATAAATTAATAAAAAAGATAAGGAGTAAATCAAATGCCTGATCCAGTAATTACTTTAGTTGAAAGACTAAGAAAAGAAATAAAGACTAGACAAGAGCAGTTAACTCAAGTTATAACAGGAGATGTGAAGGAACTTCTCACATATAAGTATGTGTTAGGACAACTTCATGCTTGGAATAAAATAGATCAGGAACTCACGAACCTGCTAAAGAAACAGGAGCTAGATGACGATGAATAAAACTAATGTAATTCCTACAAAAGTTTTTGCCTTAGAAAAAAAGAATAAAGAGAAAAAAGATACCAGAACAGAACTCGAGAAACTACCTGATCCTTGTGGTTGGAGAATAGTTGTAATGCCTTTAAAAATTAAAGAAAAAACTAAAGGTGGAGTATTACTAACAGACAAAGTTGTTGAAGAAAGTCAATGGACTACAAATGTTGGGTTGGTAATGAAAGTTGGTAATTTATGCTATTTGGATAAGGAGAAGTTTCCTACGGGTCCATGGTGTAAAGAGAAAGATTGGGTACTCTTCGGTAGATATGCCGGAGCAAGAATTAAAATCGACGGTGGAGAACTAAGGATACTTAATGATGACGAAGTTATGGGCATTGTAAAGAAACCTGAAGATGTCTTATCACCGCTAACAAACTAACATGAGGAGATAGTCATGCCAGAAGCACAACCAGCATTAAGTGAAGAAAAAACAATACCTATTGAGGATACAGGAAATCCAGTAGATGTTGAAGTAAAAGAAGAACAGACAGAGGAAATTAAAAATCCTCCTGTTGAAGCACAAGAAGAACAACAAGAATCTTCAGAACATGAAGAATATTCTTCAAGTGTTAAAAAAAGAATAAACGATTTAACAAAAAAATGGAGAGAAGAAGAACGTCAGAAAAAAGCAGCTTTAGAGTTTGCAGAAAGTGCAAAGAAAAAGAATGATGAACTTCAAAAGAAATTTTCTAGTTTAGATGATACTTATATTGAAGAAGTTGCTCAAAGAGTAGATGCTACTGAATTAGCTTTAAAAAGAGCTTTAGCAGAAGCTCATCAAAAACAAGATTTTGATGCTGTTGCAGAAGCACAGGCTAAATTAGCAGAAAACGCTGTTCATAAACAAAGAGTAGTTGCTGCTAAAAGCAAAAAAGATGTAGCTCCACAAGAACAAAATGTATCAGAAGGAGCTCCTCAACAAGTACAACAGCAAATTCAACAACAAGCTCCTCAACCAAGCCAAAAAGCTCTTCAATGGGCTCAACGTAATCAATGGTTCGGTCAAGGAGAAGGAAAAGATCAAGCAATGACCTATGCAACATGGGGCATTCATACTACTTTAGTTAATGAAGGAATGGACCCTGAGTCAGATGAATATTATAATGAAATTGACACTAGACTAAAGGGGTATTTTCCTGATAAGATAGGACAAACGAATTCTAACACAAGTACAACTGGTAACAAGGTCGCTCAGACTGTTGCTGGTGCTAATACTCGTGTTGGAAATAAAACTGGGCGCCGCACTGTGAAGCTCACACCATCACAAGTAGCTATAGCTAAAAAGCTTGGTGTGCCATTAGATGAATACGCAAAATTCGTGAAGGAGTAAAACATGGAAAACGTAAAATTGAAAAAAACTACTCGACACGCTGAAACTAGGGACATTAAGGCTCGTAAAACGGTATGGTCCCCGCCGAGACAACTAGATGCACCTGAACCACCTGAGGGGTTCAAGTTTCGTTGGCTTAGGGAGTCAATCCAAGGTCAGCCTGATGATAAAAATATTACATCAAGGTTGAGAGAGGGTTATGAACTAGTCAGGGAAGATGAATTATCAGCAGAGGATAAATTAAAATATCCTTCGTTGGCTGAAGGGAAATATAAAGGTGTAATAGGAGTTGGAGGTTTGTTATTAGCTAAAATTCCTCTTGAACTTGCTAAACAAAGGAATGAATACTTTGAAAGGAAGTCTCAAGAAACACAAGAAGCTATAGACAATGAGGTTTTAAAAGACGAGCACCCGAGCATGCCTATTACTAAAAGTAGGAGCTCAAAAGTAACATTTGGGGGTAATCAATAATTCTGAATTGGTCGGGATTGTGATGCCTCTATAAAAGGAGTAAATTATGGCAAATGTAGATGCGCCTAGAGGACTAGTTCCTGTTAAAATGCTTGGTAACAAGTATGAGACAGCTGGATTCTCTACTTATAAAGTTGCTTCTGGTTACGCATCAAACATCTTTAATGGTACAGCTGTTCAGCTTAAAGCTGATGGAACTATTGAATTAGCAGTAGACACTAAAGCAAGTTCTGCAAAAATTGTAGGAGTTTGCGGTGGCGTAAGCTACACTGATTCAACAGGAAAACCAGTTTGGAAAAACTACTGGCCAGCTTCAACTGCAACCCAAGGTTCAGTAGATGCGGAAATTAAAGTTTATGATGATCCAGACCAACTATTCATCGTTCAAGCGGACGGTGCTGCTGATCAAACATCAGTAGGAGCCAATGCACCTATGGTAGGTAACGCAAATGGCAATACAACTAACGGTATGAGTTCAATGGAACTCGACTTTTCAGCTTTAACAGCTTCTGATGAACAGTTAAGAGTTGTTGGAATAGTTCAAGATCCTGATAATACTGCTGGTTTAACAAACGTAGATTTGATTGTTAGAATTAACGATCATGCCTACACTAACTTAGCGGGGATATAATATATGGCTATTTCAAGATCCCAGTTAGCCAAAGAATTAGAGCCGGGTTTAAATGCTCTCTTTGGCTTAGAATACAAACGCTATGAGAACGAAGCAGCAGAAATCTTCGACCAAGAAAGTTCAGACAGAGCTTTCGAAGAAGAAGTAATGTTAGGTGGGTTCGCTGGAGCTCCTGTGAAAAACGAAGGTGCAGCAATCAATTATGATACTGCGCAAGAATCTTTCACTGCGAGATACACTAACGAAACTATTGCTCTTGCTTTCGCTATCACTGAAGAAGCTGTAGAGGATAACCTTTACGACAGAGTCAGTGCTAGATACACAAAAGCACTAGCCCGTTCGATGGCTAATACTAAGCAAGTTAAGGGTGCTAATATCCTTAACAATGCATTTTCAACAAACGCTGCTAATTTTGGTGGAGACGGGGTTGCATTAGCATCCACTGCTCACCCAACTTTAACAGGCGGAAATTTCTCAAACAGATCTGCAACAGATGCTGACTTGAATGAGACTTCTCTTGAACAAGGAGTTATTGATATTTCAAACTTCATTGACGAAAGAGGATTGAAAATTGCATTAAAACCAATGAAAATGATTATTCCTTCTGCTCTACAATTTGTAGCAGATAGATTAATGAATTCAGACGGTAGAGTTGGTACAGCTGATAATGACATCAACGTATTTAAAGCGAGTAGATCTAATGGATATATTCCTCAAGGATACACTGTTAATCATTATTTAACTGATACTGATGCTTGGTTCTTAAAAACCGATTGTCCAAATGGTCTAAAGCATTTTGTAAGAACACCAATTACAACTGCTATGGAAGGCGATTTCGATACAGGAAATATGAGATACAAAGCTCGTGAAAGATATAGCTTTGGCTTCTCTGATCCAAGAGCAGTTTATGCTTCTCAAGGTTCGTAAAATTTAACTAATCTTTCTTAGGTGAAGAAGGCGCTTGTAAGAGCGCCTTTTTTATTTTATACTCATAGTTCCTAGATTAATATAATTGTGCAGACTGGCTAGGCAGACGGTATAGAGACTGCATGATTAGGTCTATACACCACGGAGGTAAACATGGGTAATACGACTTTTTCGGGTCCGGTTAAATCGGGCGACATATTAGCTACTGGCGGAGCAACGTTAGGAACTAGTATAGCAAATACAAACTGGGTCAGTAATGTGGCTAGTATGTATACACAATCACCAACAGCAGCTAGTGCTACAGAATTAAAAACTGTAGGTGCTATTACTTCTGGTATGGTAACTAATACAGGTGAATACAATATTACTTTAAATGGTTCTGGAATTTCTAATGGAACTTGGAACCCTGCAAGTAGTGATGCAAACGGTGGAGCATCTTGGGCTCGTAAAATTCAATTTACAAGCACAGCAAATGATTCAGCGTTAAGATTTACTGTTACTGGAATTGATGCAGCAGGACAATCTTTAAGTGAAACAACTGCAGCAGCAGGAGGTCCTAATGCAGGAACTTCTTTCACAACTGGTTTGTATAAAGCTGTTTATTCAATAACTGTTTCTGCAGTAAGTGTTGGAAATATTAGTATTGGAACAGGTCATACAGCTGGTGATCAATATCAACATTTAATTGGAGTTGTTCCTTATGGTTCAACTTTAACTAGACTTTATTCTTACAGAACAGAAGCATGGAACGGTGGAGGTAACGAAGTTATGTCTATCGGAACTACTGTGGATGTAGATGAGTTTGGAAGTATTGCTTCAGCAGTTACTAAAGGTGCTGTTACAGCTAATACTAATGGTGATGCCATTACTACTACGGCAGCTCAATCAACAAGTTGGTTTAATGTAGAACAAAATCCTGGAGCTTCTTCTGGTGATGCAGATTATCAAGTAGATGCAGGGATGATTGTTACTTATACTCCATCTGGTACATTAGCTACCGCAGGAAAAAGTGTGTTTATTGCAGAATATGCACAAAAAAGATTATTAACCAACGAGGCT